TGTAATAGGCAAAGCCGGAAACATAGATGCCAGAGGCAACCCATTTATCAGTATCACAAATCTCTAACATGTACAACTCTCCTATGTGTACATGGATTATACATGATATCCATAAAAAAAGCCACTCTACAGTGGCTATGTTCAGTTAATCTTACGTCCTATATTGTATTTGGCTACTAAATTCCACTCATCCTTCTCTTTGTAAGGGAGAACTTTGATGAGGGAGAGTAAGGCTAATGGTTCTTTTGTCTTTGTAGGATCGACTATGTCAATCAATCCCCATTCGGCTAGCAAGTTGGTAATGGTGTTTCGTCTTCCTAAATCATCTTCACCAAAGCTGGATGGTTTACCGTCTAGGAGAAATAGTTCTTTGAAATGAACAATGTAGTACTTGCCTTGTTTGTGGAGGATGTGGCAAGATTGGTAGAGCATCTTGTCCTTCTTGGAAGCAACCCCAATCCTGGTCAGAGTCTCTCTAACTTTAAGGAAATCATCTTCGTTCTTTAGGTGCACCTCGATTAGATTGTCTACCAGACTCATGTACCCCACCTCTTTGTAATTGTTCTTTTATCATGCCGAGTTCATCAGATGATAGTATGCTTAGTGCATGCGAGGCTTTTTCATTGCTATAGCCATAGTATTCTTTAACAGCATCCAGATCATTACTATCTTCTCTCTTGACCCACTTGGCAAATCTCCTTGCCGGTCTTATACTATTTAGGAGATAGGAATATTGAAGTCTGTTATCGAGTTGGCCACGCTGGTTCATCTCATTGGCATAAAGAATGGTATCGGTAAAGTAGGATAGTCCTTTGTTGACTAGGAAGGCTGGGTAACTCTTCTCCTCCAACTCATCAGTCATCAGATCGGCCTTGCTGTGACTGATCGAGGTTACATAGTCAAATGGGTTCACGTCAACATCCTAATTAAACCAAGCATATCAATAGCAACTAACAGTAAATAGTTAGCAAGCATCCCAAATGATTTCCGAGTATAACTAGCCCAAGCATACATGGCACAACCACTAATCCACACAGGATAAAGAGCAAGAAGAGGAGGGGTTGGGACTGTGACTGCCATGGTAATTGCGCACCCAATACTAATAGTCCAAGCCAACAACTCAATAGCAAACCGAATTCGGTTAGACTTATAATCATCTTTAATCCATTCTAACGTTGGTCTAAACAATTCTATCATGCAGTCAGAACCCTTTTCCATTTGCCTTTGATGTTGAGGTATAACTCACCATCAGGACCTGGGGCCATCTTAACACTTACTTGGTTCTCCGTTCCTGGCACAAACTTCTTTCTAGGCCCTCCAATCATTAACCCACCATCTGAACTAAGCCTCATTACCTCCTCACCTGCGCCACCGATAAAGTAATGGCCTGGAGGCTGGGGCTCAGGAGGTGCTATCTCACCATAAGTTCTATTCAGACATAAGTTGGTTGAATCTTCTTCTAATTGGGCAATTATGGAAGGATCAACGGGCGGGATAGCAGGAGTGATATTAGGATTAGGTACAACGGGGCTGCCCATTGAGGCATCTCTACCCTGTACACCAGCAGCAACACCCCCTGCAAGAGCAGCAGTGAACAGACCAAAGCCCTTAACAAAATTTCTACGTCCATTCATTCTAACTCCTTACCAATGCCGGATGACACCAGCGACAATAAAACAATTTGTGATAACGTATGATAATACAATCAAAGTACGAATGATTGCAACTCTGTCAGCCACTCTATTATTTTTAAGATCTGCCTTCTCCCCTAGGGCCTTGGCCCAGAGACTCCAGTAATACTTAAAATACACCGATAAACTATATCTCATTTGAATTCACACTCCACCATCAATTCCGTTAAACAGGCAGCCATATTGATCTCTTGATCGGCCACAAAGGCTGATTTATATTGATAGTCTGCCACCTTTAGTACAAGTACAGGAATGGTGTTAGGCGTCAGGTACTCAGATGCAACATCATACAACTTACGAAAGAACGATGCGCTATCAATATCGCTATTAGATCCTACCCACTTACGCATCTCTGTAAAGTTCTTCTCTTTCAACAACTTGACCAGGTTACGAACGTTATCATCGTGGAAGTTAGATAGGATACCAGTATCAATCTTACCTGTTGCAGCATACCTTTGCAACTCATTAAGTACCCGTCTCCAATCTGGTATATACTTAATGATTAACTCAGCTAGAACCTTCTTATCATACCCCACACCCTCCCCATCAAGGATGCCACACACCCTGCTGAGGAACTGCATAGCCATCTTTGACTTGTCTTTGCCTTCAACCTTAAACTCAACAACACTACAGCGAGAGTGTAGAGGTTCAATGATACGATTTTTAAAATTACATGTAAGGATGAAGCCACAGTTTTTACTAAACTCTTCCATAAAGTTGCGGAGGGCGGGCTGGGTACTATTAGGATTAAGATAGTCAGCCTCGTCTAAGATAACATACTTACGACCGCCTTGTAGGGAGACAGAGGAGGCAAAGGCCTTTATCTCATTACGAAGTGTATCGATGTTACCATTCATTGAGCCGTTAATAACAATGTAGTCACATTGTAGTTGTTCGAGCATGGCGCGGGCAATGGTAGTCTTACCAATCCCGGCACGTCCGGTCAGTAGTAGATTAGGAACGTTCCCATCATCTACAAATTGTTGAAAGGTCTTCTTTAACCCTTCAGGAAGGATAGCGTCTTCAATCGTCTGCGGCCGATATTTTTCTACCCATAGGAAGTGATTCATCATAATATAAGTTGCGCCAGTTTTCAGGTTTAATTTGTGATCCAGACATGATGGCTAAGAATATAACCCACCATGCCGACCAGTCATATTCTAATATAATATACATCCCACCAATCCACACCATTGCCTCAAATAAAATGCAATAGATGAGAAAGGTGATGATTATTAGGTTGTTCTTCATTGATCAAATGTGCTTGATGCCTCTGTTGCTATCCAATACTCAACATCAGTACCTTTGAAGTATGCAATACCTTTTGATGATATCTGCACATCATAATCACCTGGCATGATTTTAATATTTTCCGACCTAAAAATCATCTTAAAGTTAAGTGGTGTATCGCCAAGGCGAACCTTGTAGTTATCACTGGATGGGTTCTTTGAGTCAATGGCTTCAATATGCATACTAGATCCGTCCCCAGTAACGGCAATCTCCGGTAACTGTAACACCCCCATTGCCTTCATAACCTTAGACAGATCATCGGTAGTGAATCTAAATTGTATTTCACTATCGGGCATCTTAACCTCTTTATCACTAGGAGATACGATCATGTTCTCGGCAGCAAACGTATAGTTAACCCTCTGATGACCTCCGGCAATCTCCATACTCCTGTCTCCTATAGTCAACTGGGGCGATTCAAAGAGAGATAGCACGCCTAAGAACTTAGACAGATCATAGATAGCAAAGCTGTTTGGAATCATCTCTCCAATAGTTGCCTTTGCCATGACTGTCTTTAGAGGGGAGACCGTACTCAACGTGCTCCCTGGTCTAAATGCCATCGATGGATTGATCGTAGAAAAGCTCTTCAATATTTGAATCGTTCTAGATTCTAATTTCATAATATAACTTTCAGTTTACTTTTTCTTTTTCAATTGACTGGAGTCAGCAGTAGCAGATGCACCAATGGATGCCAAGTCGGCCAAGCTACCACCGAAGATATAACTACCAACGTGCTGGAGTTGCATCCAAGGACAGAACCATATCTTCAACCCAATCTTCTGGGCATGGTAGCAGAAGTTATAATCTTCTGATAGGTAGCGTTTGCTTACTGGATCGATGATACAATCAAAGTATGCATGAATCTCTCTCGTACCGTCAAAATGCTCTGTACGAACGTGATCAGGTTTATAACTCAGTTCAGGATAGGCAGCAGCGTACTTAGTAAATGTATTCTTACGCACCATCATGAACCCGGTACCAATCTCCAACACCTCTACCGGCTCACCCAAGGAGATCTCTTTCTGGCCACCCTTTGGATTAAACACATAGTCACCGACATACTTTTCTAATACGTTAGCATCCTCATCAGCCATCCCCTTCTCTACTGCCAGCTTAATCTTCTCCCAGCTGATACATTTCTTTGGATACGGACCACCGATGACATCATATGGACTATCATCAGTCATCAATGCCATCAAGGCAATAACGTCCTGGGGATTAAATCCGATGTCGGCATCAATAAACATCAGATGGGTAGCATCACTACGCATAAACTCGTCCACGCAATAGTTACGTGCACGGGTAATTAATGACTCATTAAAGAGGTAGTAGAGTTGTAGGGGGATGCTGTACTTGGCACAGAATGCTGATAGGTCAGCAATTGAACGGCAATACATCCCAACACATTGACCCCCGTACATGGGTGTGGCGACGAAGAGTTTCTTCTTCTGTAATTCTGCAATCTGAACTTCAATTTTCATTATTTAACTCCATATTTTTTATCATGCTCTTTATTAATACCATAGTCACCATCATACATGCTCAATGACTCTGCCTCAAAACTTAAATATTGTCCTATCCTCGTACCACTTTTAATCCTAGCCTGGCCAATTGTAACGTGAAGCAAACCGGCCATAGCACCATGGTAGCCGCTATCGTACAACCCAGATGTAAGAAAAAGACCGTTACGGTTAAGAGTGCTGCGGGTAATGACCCATCCTGCCTCGCCTTGTCCCACACTAATAATGTTTTCCATAACGACTTCGTAATGGCCAGTGGGTAGGTTAAAGTAGCCTTCAAGGTCGGGGGCGATCTCGATTGATCCTCTGTGCTTTTTGTGTTCGTTTGATACTTCGAATAGTCCATCACTGACCTTAAATATCTTGTGGACCCTTAGGTCAATGGCGTTGGGTTGGCTGTCGCCTTCTTGGACAGCCGTTAAAGTAGACCTCGAATTAGGTCCTAAAATATGCTTCATGATAAATCATCTCCAAAATAGTACGGATTTTCAACCGTTTTAAATTCACCTCTATTATATAGCGTCTTTGTTTCTAAGTCCATATACAAAAACTTATTTGGAGGGGTCGGCATACTACCTTGAAACTTAGTCGATGATAGGTTTAACTGATTATCGTAGAACATAGGGCTAATATCATTCCTAAAAAGATAAGCTCCAGCCCCATCATACCACAGACAACTAAAAGATCCGTCCACGTTGTTAATTTCATCTCTAGACGTATTGACAGCTCGAAGTAACAATTGCGTATCCCATTCTGTATCGTTACCAAAGCGTGCTTGCATCTCTTTAACATAATTTGCCTTTATGATACCGTTATGCCATAGGGCAGTAAACCATTCTCTTGCAGGATGTACACTTTCCATATCTATTGCCTCTGTAGTTGGGGCTTGTATATGAATGATACCATAGTCACCCTCATCTAATATATCAAGTAAGTCCCTATCGAACGTACCCATACCTTTATTGAACACATGCAAGTCCCCATGCAATTGTATCCGTGAGAACGAAAACGAATGACTACCTCGATAGCTGTTAAGATCTATCAACTCACTAAGTTTATCTTTACTAAACGACCCTATAATTGCACACATTATTTAATTAACTTATCCCAAGGTATATCAACATTATACGGAATTGGATCTTTAATACCAGCTTTGGCAAAGTTGGCAATCCGTTCACTGCATGAAGGGCACTTACCACAACTCCTACCTGCCGAATCTGGGTCATAGCAAGTCAAGGTATATGATAGTTCAACATTACCCAAATCATTAGCTATCATCAACTCATCGTACTTGGATAGGGTGGAGAATGGTGCCTCTAATCTAACCTTATGTGAACGATTTTGTTCGGCAACTGCATTCATACTATCAACGAAACGTTGTGATGTATCCCAGTAGCCATATTGGTCGTGTACTTGTAATCCAGTAAAGACATGGGATGCCTTATTGGACTCAGCAAACGAGAATGCCAGTGAGTTAAGAATCATATTACGAAACGGCACATACGTCTTTGGTTGTGGGTCACCTAGCACGTCCTTGATCGTTGGCATTGCAACTCTCGTACCCCCGATGTTAGCAGATACATTCTTTACTATCTCCCCAAGGATATTAAGATTTAATATCTTATGTGGTATGTTCAAGTGATTGCAAGTAGCTGCTGCCATAGCCAACTCACGTACCTGCTTCTGCCCGTAGTCATATGAGAGTGCAAACACTCTATCCTTCCCATACCTCTTAACTAGGATGTAGGTAAGGATTGTAGAATCTAGGCCCCCAGATAGGACCGATACTACATTAAATGGCGTCTCTGGGAGCTTTGCTAGCGCTTGTTCTAAGTTCATCTTTTAATCTTTCAGCATATACTGCAGCATCTAACAGTTCTTCTTGTAAGTGCTGCAGCCATCCCAACATATCAATATCAGTTCGTTCAGTAGTGGTGCCGTACTTTGCATACCCTGCACCCATACGCTGCCAAAGCAGTCTACGAACAGCCTCTACATTCTTATCAATAGGGTGTGTTTCAAATTCAGTTTCTAATTCCATTATTGTCTCGCCGTTTTAGTACAAGGAAGCCCTGCGTTAACTATTGCACCGTATACATGCATAAGTCGACTATCGGTTGCACGTACAGGGTTAATATCAATACCACCACGGCGTGTATACAAACATGCCAC